CCTCGGAAAAAGAAGCGTTCCGGATCGGTGTCGCGCAGGCGGTGAGGGATAGAGTTAGCGATCAGAGGACGCTAGCAAACTCCGCACAAGATTTGTTCAAAAACAAAACTTACAGGGATTTAATCCGAGAGTCTTTTCCGGACCAAAAGACATTTGACGCTTTCTCGGACCGGATGGAGCAGCGGATAAATCAAGAAATGACTCGCTCTAGAGTTAAACCATCGGCTGGATCCAAGACTGCGTTCGCGGGGGCTGACGCGGGTGAGTTTAGGGAAAACGCGGACATCCTTGCAAATTTGCTTTCCGGAAGATTTCTCTCAGCCGGAGGACAGGCGTTAGGCCGCGTCACTCAACAGCAATCTGGTGGTATGGGCCAGCGGGTGGCTAGAGATATGTTTTCGACTGATCGAGCCGCCCAGCGTGCGGTACTAGATCGGCTGGCTCGTTTAAGTCAGTCGGAAAGAGAACGGCTGGCACGCTCCGGCCTTTTAGGAACAAGGGTCGGCGGCGGAGTTGGTGCCACGTCAGGATTACTAGCAGGAGATTAGAAATGCCAATTAATAACATCCGCCAGTTGAGCAAAACTGCCGCCTCAAATACGGATATCCTTTCGACCGATATTTCCGAAAATTGTGCGGCAAGCGGTATCAACGACGCCATCCGAGGCGTTGGGAAAATCATCGCGGACTTTGCAGACGGAACCGAGGGGATCACCGGAATCACAATTCAGGACACCGGCGGGTCTAATAAATACAAACTGGTGGTTAGCGGAACCTCCCTCGTCCTTTCTTATAACGGCACTGATATTTTGAAGGTTGAGTCCGATGGGCATATTACCGCAAAAGATGACGTGACTGCTTTTGGAACAATCTGATGGCACTTCAAGCAAGCGGGGCTATTAGCCTTTCTGAGTTGGCGACCGAGTTTAACGATACTCAGCCCAACAATATGAGTGAGTTTTACAGAGGCGGCGATCGGGTTCCGTCTGTAAATACGACTGTCCCGACGGCTGGGCTGATCAATCTGACTGATTTTTATAATTGCGTAAACGAGATCGGCGTGACGGCTTCGAACGCGACCAACGTATCCCTTGCCAGCGCGTTTTCCTCAAACTGGACTGTTAACGTTCCGAAAAGATACACCGTACCAAACGGAGTCACAATCGGAGGAACCGGAGGGACCGCTGCTATTACTTGCGAGAGCAATATGGCTGGGACGCTTATCATCGAGGTTACCGGATCGGTTATCGGAACAGGCGGGGCTGCTGGGGGAGCCGGTGGTGACGCTATTTCAAATGCCGTCGGTGGAGTCACTCTTACAGTAAATAATAACGGTCTGGTTGCAGGCGGGGGCGGAGGTGGCGGCACTGGTGGCGTTGGTGGAAATGGCTCGTATTCTAGCACATCTGATCAAACTCTATACAATATAAATAATTACTGGTGGTATGGTACTTATGCCAATGGAACTTATTTCAGGTGGGGAAGTGTTCTCCGTCCGCATAACAACCAAACTGTTGTGACTTATGGTGGAGCTACTTATTACCGAGGCACTTATCAACAAGATGTTAACTATTATGCTTTTTATAGTATCAGAAGAGTTGCGACTTCTACAGTGAACACAACCGGCGGTTCCGGTGGAGCCGGTGGGGCTGGTCAGGGATATAATCAAAATAACACCTCCGGATCTGCTGGTGCGTCGGGCGGCACTAATGCTGGTGCTGGCGGCACCGGTGGATCGGGTGGCACCTATGCAAATGCGGGTGGCACCGGTGGCACCGGAGCTAATGGCAATGCATCAAACGGTTCAGCCGGATCCTCTGGCGGTGCGGCTGGTGCGGCGGTAAGCGGAACGGCTCTCGCTGCTTACACAAACAACGGCACTGTAAACGGCACCGTTGCAACCTAATCCTTAACTCAGATTGGAGAAGTTAAAGTGAAATATACTCTAAATTCAATTGACGATGGCGTCGCCAACGTTACCTATGCGGACGGCTCATGGGCCCAATTTGTTGTTACCAAAGATATGCAACAAGCGGATATCGACGATCTGGCATATCAATTTCAGCCAAAGACCGGAGAGGCTCCCTCCTTTTTGGTCAATCAAGTAGGCGTGCAGCGGGACGCAACCGAGAAGGCTGAAGAGGTAGAGGAGCCTGAAGAGTTTGTGGACGAGCGTCCAAAGTGGCTTCAAGAGAGAACGAAAGCCTACGGCTCACTTGAATCGCAGATCGAATATATAACCGAAAATGGTCTGGATAAGTGGCAGGCCCACGTTGCCAAAATAAAAGCCGACAATCCTAAAAAGTAGAGGCTAGATCATGAGCAAAGATAAATTTACCGACTACGACGCGACGGCGGCTAATAATACGGACGTTGGCGGCGTAAATCTGGCAGAAAATTCAATGCTGCCTTCTGACGTGAATGGGGCGTTTCGAGAGATTATGTCCCACTGCAAAGAGTTTGCTGAAGGCACAAACGCCATCAACTCAATCAAAATCCAAGACTACGAAATCACCGAGGATAGTAGCGGCAACTTGATCGTGAAACATTCCAATACGACCATCGCTAAATTGGAGTCGAATGGGAAATTGTCGGTCGCAAACGATCTCGTGGCATTTGCCACCCTCTAGGAGCTTATTATGGCAATTAAGGCGTCCGGCGCGTTATCTATGCAATCTGACATTGTGGACGAGTTTGGCGGAACGGCCCCGCACGCAGTCTCTGAATATTATCGAGGCGGTTCGAACGTTCCGGATGTTGCGGGCAACAATACAATTGGCACTTCAGGACTGATTGCGTTTGGCAATTTTTACAACTGCCTGAATGAGATTTTACAAGCTCTTTCAAACAGCACAAACGTGGATCTTTCCAGTATCTTTGGATCCGACTGGACAACCAGCGTCCCCAAGCGTTGCACCATAGCGGCTGGTGTTACGATTGGAGGCACAGGCGGAACGGCTGCCATAACCGTTCCATCAAATATGGGCGGCACGCTTTCGATTGTAATTACTGGGAGCGTCATAGGAACTGGGGGTTCGGCTGGGGGTGCAGGCGGAGACGCTATATCCAACGCCGCATCTGGAGTTACGCTGATTATTGAATCTGGTGGTTTATGCGCCGGAGGCGGTGGAGGCGGTGGCACCGGTGGTACTGGTGGAGGTGGTCAATATAGCAGTTCATCTACCTCAGGCCCCCTTTATAGTTGGCCTTACGGAACTAGGTATGCTTGGGCTGACCATTGGTATGGTTCTTTTAATTTTGTTGTTTGGGCTAATACTTTTTATTATTCATCAAGCTCAGGAAACCAAAGTTTTGCTAAATCAGGAAGTAGTTCAACCTATGACAACACTTATGAATCACGGATATATGCCGTAACAAGAACAGTTACAAGCACCACAAATACAAGCGGTGGTGCTGGTGGAGCCGGTGGAGTCGGACAAGGCTATAATCAAAGCAACACTTCTGGATCAGCGGGAGCCTCGGGTGGGACTAATGCGGGGGCAGGCGGAACTGGAGGATCCGGTAATACTTATGGCCTAGCTGGCAGCACTGGCGGAACCGGCGCGAACGGAAATGCAGGCAACGGAAGTGCGGGGGCGGCTGGCGGTGCAGCGGGGGCCGCACTGTCTGGGACCGCCGTGACCTTTACTAATAACGGAACGGTTCACGGGACGGTGGCTACATGATCGATGCTATGATGTTTTGGAATATAATCTTGACCCTTGTAATTGCACCCTTCTTTTGGGCGTTTCGACAAATGTATGCGGAGGTCAAACGCATACAAATACTCCTAAATCAAACCCGCGAAACTTATGCTCGGCGCGACGACGTCCGCGAGGACATCGCGGAGGTGAAAACCCATCTACATCGGATCGAGGACAAGCTCGACAAAGTTCTTACAAAATGAAAGTTAACTGGAATGCTGGACGTTTTGACGGTCATTGGGGTTCTCTCAACGACCCACAAAACCCTATCCGCTATGTTTGCGGCGGGGCGAGATATAGAGCAATGCGCTGGAGACCTTCATCGATGGTTTTCAGCTGCGCAGGATCTTGAGCAGCACGAACGCGAGGTCAAAAATCCCAGCAGTTTCAACAAAATTTTCAGAGGAAAAGAAATCGAAAGATCAGCTATTTCGATTTTTGCGGCAAAGAAAAAATACGAGCGTCAAAGGTTAGAACTTAAAAACTTTATAATTTCTCACCACGGCATAAAAGGCTGGGACGACCTTTTGAAGCTCGAAACCAAAATTAGGAAACAGCGAACTCAGGCGATTTACGCTCAACGAGAATTTAACCGGAGGCTCAAGGAGTGGCTGGTGATCATTGCGCTGCTTGCGTTGATGGTTGTTATTGTGATCGGCGTTTCGATTTTAGTGAAAGCGGGATATTAGATGGAAGATTTGATTGAAGTTTTATGTCGCCAGTTGTCGGAGCATGAAGGCAACCGGTTGAGCGTTTATGATGACGCTACCGGCAAGCCGATCGAGGCAGGAACAAAAGTTCAGGGGAATCCAACCATCGGGGTGGGAAGGCTTCTAACCAAGGATAACGGTATCAGCGAGGAGGAGAGTATTTACCTCCTAAAAAACGATTTGAAGTGGGTGGCGCAAAAGTCCGCGACTTATGATTTTTTCGATAGTTTGGATCCGGCTCGGCAACTCGTCATTTTGAATATGGTTTTTAATATGGGGTCGATCGATCATTGGCCTAAGTTTCGTGCCGCACTAGAAGTTGGCGATTACCAAGAGGCAGCCAAGGAGATGATGCTGTCAAATTGGAGTAATCAGGTGGGCCACCGCGCAGCCGTCCTTACAGAACAAATGAAAACAGGAGTGGTCAAATGATCGGGATACTTGGAAAGATTCTCGGCTCCGGCGACGTGGTTTCTAAGTCGCTACAATTAATCGATGATATGCATACCTCCTCGGAAGAGGAAATAAAGGCCAAGGCGGAGGCAAAAGCAAAGACGCTGGCGGCCTATGCCCCTTTTAAGATTGCCCAGAGAATGCTGGCGTTTATGTTTGGGTTCACCTATGTGGCATGCTTTGTTTTGGTTTTGGGCATGACTTTGTCGGGGCGCGGCAACCCCGACGACGTCACAAAGGTTATGGATCAATTCAGTATAAACTACGCTATGCTTCTTATTTTGGGCTTTTATTTTGGGGGCGGAGCCGTGGAAGGATTCTTGGAAAATAGGGGCAAAAAACAAAAGTAATATTATTGCGCGGAAAAGTCTCTGTAAG